CTTTGGCATCCTTAGCTAATTCGTAATATGCGTTTGTCCCCGCAGTGGCTTCTTTAATGCCTTTGGCAAGTAGTGCATCGCGGATAGCTGGGGGTTGGTCAGATACAGGCTTATTCCAATCTAATAGTTCTGACTTGTCCGCTTTTATGGTCACTTCATAAAGGGCGCCGGGAGCATCAAAGTTTGGCTGTATCGTTTCCTTGAACCACTTATATACGCCTTCGGGATATGCGTCGTATTCTTCTTGACGCTGTACAACTCCCAACGTATCACCGTCGATCATTATCTGCTCAATGATCTCAGCCTTTTGATAGTCAAGATCAGTAGCTCTAGCGCCAGTTAGATCGCTATAAAGATCATTTATATCTTTACCGCCAACGGTGATATTAAAATCGCTCAGGCCAGATCTTTCATCCATTAGCCGATCATATTCACCAGCAAGCTCAAAGCCCTTTGGATCATTGAATTCCCTGTACATTCCAGCGATTTCGTACTTAGGTAATTCTTTTGAGATTTCACTAAGGCGATCATTGATACCTTCGAGGCGATCTCTATTGATATTTCTTCTGAATGGTCGTGCGGAATCTGTGGTTTCTGTTAAATAAAAACCTTCTCCATACATTTGCGCGCCTTCGCCACGCCCAATCTTTTCTCGATCAAACTCTGAAAATCTGTATGGGCTACCTGTATAGGCTTTGAAACCAGCCTTTGGCTTCTCGAAAGGCACACGAAAAGCCTCTCGCTCAATCTTGTTGATACGGTTCTGTGCGCGCTTCAGTAAAGCCTCATCTGGCACATCTACATCTTCGGTGCGTAGTGAAGCAACAGCCGCTTCATCGCCATCTAATGCACGTCGAGAGAGTTCAATTAGTTTTGCTCTAGACATTATTGTCCTCTCTTAATATCAGCCATCATGTTCTGAAAGTTCCTAATGCGGACTAAATACTGCTGTAGCTGTTGCTCTTGTTCATTGTATTCAGCCGCATCCATAGTTGCGACTTGTCCCTCTAGCTTCTCAAGCGCCTTGTTCACATCGGCTTCGCTAGTGTACTGAGGTGGGATGTCGTTGATATCTAGCAACTGCTCCGCAACAGCGGCAGGGTCTTCACCAGCCAGTACCTTCTCATCAAACGCCAGCATCAAGTCAGCCGCACGTTCCTTTGTACCTGCGCCAGTAAAGCGACCTGTGATCGGGTCAACAATGCCCACGTTCGTACTGACATACTTGCGATAGCGTGTAGCCTTTGGCGTGTTCAGGATAGGCTCTTCGCCTAGCGTAGACATTAGTGATTGCGCCCTTGATGCGGTCAACCGGGTGCCAGTGTTGGCAATGATCAAGTTACGTGCCGCTTCTGGGTTCTGATACATCTGCGTCTGGATGTCATAGATCAGATTGAAGTCATCAATACCTTGGCCGCGAGTGTTCATTACATTGGTCAGCGTAGTCAGTTGCGACTGCGTAAGATTGCCATCCATAGCAGTGCGTGTAATGTCGCCTCTGTCCGTTTCGCCGTTAATCAAGCCGACGTACAGGCTAGTAAAGTTTTCGCTTTGACGGGCCTTCAGTGCGTCCTCAGCCTGCTTCTCTTGGATGTTGGTCAGTGATATGTACTCATTCAAGTCGGCACGTAGTACATCTGCAAGATTTTCCTGCTGTTCAAGCGTGAAGTTACTAACAGGCGTCTCAGCTACCGCATTGATAAACTCAACCGCCGAATACGCGCCACGATTCTTGATAATAGCTTGCAATCCGCCTCTGGCCTTCTCGCCTTCGGTGGCTACTATAAGATTCTGCTTTGCAGTCTCAGCCGCCGCCGGAGTCATTGTCCCAGCCTCAACGCGAGCATCAAAAGATGAAAACGCATTCATACGCCCAATCATTGCCGACTCATCGTCACCAATACGTGCGGCCTTCAGTGCGGCCTCGGTTGCTGTTTGACCGGAGCGAATCAGGGTGTCGTCTGCGTTCTTGAGGTTCTTTGCTGTCTGCGCTTGGTGTACCTGTGACCGGGCGCTAGAGATCATCTGATCCATTGACTGATCAATCAGTGGCTTGAACTCATCGGCTATGTTCTGTGTAACACCGTTGCGATAGGCATTAACTGCTTCATCAAACGCCTCAATGTCATCCGGATTGTCAGTCAGCAGTCGGTTAATGTTCTCTCGTGCATCGTTATCAACGCCAGCGACATACGCCTTTGACAGTGCATTGTTGTACGCCTGATCGAATATAGAGATCTGCGACAGAAAGCCCTTCTGCGTCTCAATAATTTCACCTTTCTCTGCCGCTTGTTGCCCAGCCTTGAGTCCGGCTTGTAATCCTCTGCGCTCTTGAATGCCAGCACCAACCTCAAACGCAATGTCTCCGACCTGTTCAGCCAAGCCAGAGAGAGCCTGCAAGCGTTTAGCCTGAGACGTATCTACACCTGTTGGTGTAAACCTGCCGTAGTAATCAATGCGCTTCTGAGCCATTACTATTCCTCTGGCACTAACTGAGCCGCTTTTAAGCCGCCACTAAGTAGCGTACTTGCCGCTGTGAGTCCTGCTATTTGTGTTGCCGATCTCGCCTGACGTTCTAATGACGACCTTCTTAGGCGTTCTGATAGGTCAATAGTCATCTCGCTAAGACCTGCTTGCTTCGCGCTTTCCAAGGCCAGACTTGCTGGCGTACCTTCCCCACTAATTCCTGCTGTTGAGAGTGCCGCGACGTTAGCCGCTAGTGCTCGGTTTAATTCTTGCCGACGCTGTAGCTCTTGGCTTTGAGCCGCAAGCTCTTCCTGTTTGGCCTGTTCTTTCAGTGCTTGCTCTTGCGCTTTGCCTGCCTGCATTTGACCATAAACAGACGTTACCGTTCCCGCCGCTGATAATGCCGCTGGAATATATGGAACTGCCGCCTTTGCCGCTGAAGCTAATATTGCAAATATAGGGAGAGCCATCAGTTACCTTCGACCTCGTATTCAATCATCTGTATGTGCATGGGAGTAGGATCAGGACAAGTAATCGTCGGTATGACCTCTCTACCCCAGCCGTTAATATCGTAAACGTCCTCTATTATGCCACTTACCGGCGTAATAGACTCAGGACTTAATGGTGACTCATCCCCAGCAGGGCCGAATGCCCGGATAGGTACAGGGATGCCGTCAATATTTATGCCAGAAGACTCGTAGACACGTACGTTCATACGTACGATCTTCTTCAATCGCATCTGGTTCTGGCCTGATCCGATGTTTGTGTTCAGTGGCATAGGCTTGATAGTCGGTATGAATCGACGTCCGACCTCGTATTCAAGGGTTGAATAGCCCGTGTCATAGGGAGCGGGCAGGGTGATCGAGCCACCTGATACCGTTTGATCTGCCAATACGAACCCGTCGTTTTCGTCACTATCATCGCCGCGTGTGACAATTGAAACAGTCTCGCCTTCAAGGTGATCTAACCCGTCAATGGTCCCGGCTGTGGCAGTTTTACGAACACTGCTGTCTAGTAATCGGGTGAAGTCCCATTGCTCAATGGAAATATCGCCAGCACTCGGGCCAAGGTTGCGGCCAACAACCATGAACAGCTTCTCGCCCACGGTTGTCACGTTTGTTACTTCCGCATCGTCCATCGTCCAGCTAGTGAAGCCGTTGATATCCTGACTTCTCAGGGTGTTCAAGACGGCGGCAGTGCCATCATCGTTAACAATGAACAGCCAGTTAGCGTCGTCACTAGCAGTACCCGCCAATAAAGCCATGTCACGGGGCTGTTTAATTAAGTGACTAGCAAGGACAGAGCGATCATCACTCGTGTATGCGTCCTCATTGAACGAGTACAGGAACGTCAGCAGGGCCTTACCAAAGCGATCAATGAATATTGTCGAGCCATCTACGTCTTGCACTTCGACATTGCTCGCGCCGTGCGCCGTCTGCGGCGTGATCTGAATATTGCTCGGGGTTACCGGCTTACTCGTTACAGCAAACTCTGCGCCAGAGGTAAATATCTGTAAGTTTCTGCCGGGATAAACGTCAACAATATCATTCAGTGTACGAGAGGATATCGTTGCAAAGATCGCGTCGTCATCATCCGCTTCTTCGATGTCGAAGTTAAAGAAGTCAGAAGACTTAGACATGAATAAGGACTGTGGCTTGGATGACGTGCCGCCAATAACCAATCGGCCTTCATAAAAGCAGATAGTCTTGGGCCATCCACGGGTAGACGACCAGACATCCTCCTTGCGTGGGGAGCCTGATTGCGTCTTAGTGAACTCGATCTCGTGACTTGTTGAGCCTTCGGTTACATAGGCCGAAAAAAGCTCAAAGTCTTTTGTTGATTCACCTGATATCGTGATTGTGTACGTAAATGAAGCTGTTCTTTCTACGGCTACACCCGTCTCACCAAATACAGGCATTTCTTGCAGATTCTTCTGGATGTTGAAGACAGTTGCGGCTCGCTCATCGGGAGTCGAGTCACCTGCAAACGTAATGGACTTAGAGGTTATCCCCTCAATATCAAACTCAAAGCGCTCGCCTTTTTTCCATGTGCCGCCACCATGCTGTATATCCATTACCTGTATCTCATCAACAGGCGTCGGGCTTAGTGCATCGTCATAGTCGAACTGAGGCACGTTGGTGAATGGGATTTCATCAAGCGCCCAATCAGTGTCCGTGCCTAGATTGACCAATCTGAGGGGCTGGAAGTTGCCCACGATCAGCATGACGTTCTCAACCGTTGCTACCCTAATGTTTTCGACATCAATAAACGACAAAAAGCCAGCAGGGTAAGCATTCCAAATCGGTAGTATGTCGATTACACGCTGTACAGGGTCACCAGTTGTCGCGTCAGTGCGATAAATGCGAATGTTCTCGGGCGTAAACTCAACCAAATAGTTGCGGTCAGCTTCAACTTCGAAGCTCTCTAGCTTGGTTCTTCTGTCTCCGTTGCCACCACTGTAGTAATAGTTAACACCGGATGCGCCAATGTTGCCCGCGAAACTGTCACTGCCATCACGGATGATGCGCCAATCGGTAATTGCCAATGCAGGGTCAACAGGGAATCGGAAGTTCTGAGGATTCGTGCCGATTAGAGGGATAGACTGCTGGTCTACCCACGTTGTACCGCCGTCAGTAGAATACTGGAACATCATGTCGCTAGTGGAACCGGCAGTCGTAACCATATCGGTCACTTCAATCATTGCGACGTTACCGAAAGCAATAGCAGTGATATCGCAATCAACAAACACCCAATCGGTTGTAGTGCCGGGCGGGGTTGTCGTCTGTGTGCTAGTGCTTCGGCTGTTATCATTGAGACTTGCGACAGTGCCACCATTGGGCATGGTCCCGGTCCATGAATGAGCCACTAATGTATCTACGCCCTGACCTACAAATGAAGTGCCCGGACGCCGACGCATCCCACCTTGAGGGACGATCACAACATTATCGGCAGTCTCTACCGCCTGATAATACTGGTTAATATCAATACGGCCCTTGAGAAGCGGGGATAACTCGCCACTTACAAAGCTAGACTGAATGAATCGAGTCTTAGCCATTAGAACCTCACGTTAGTAAATGGGTTGCTTCGTATCGGTTGCGTAGGATGTTGCTGAGAGTCCGTGAATCGCGCCATACGGGACGCATTCACATAAGCCGCCGCCATCTCACCTCTTGCCGCTGAACTGTCTCTAATGCTCGCCGCGAAGTCCATAGCCAGTGCATACTCAATCATCTTGGAAAAGTACACGGG